CTCCCGCCGCGCCGGGCATATATCCCGCTTCAGCACCCAGACCCGCCAGACCGCCAACCATTTCGCCGCCACCGTAAGCACCAAGACCCGCCATCAAGCCTTTGCTCAAATCCTTGGAGTCCAGCGCGGTCAAGCCGCCAACAATACCCGCAGACATCAACGGGCTAATAGCCCCACCGCTCAGATACGTCAAACCAGCGCCAGCAACTGCGGGCAGGATGCTGTCCAAGAACCCTGCTTCAGGAAGACCCGTCTCAGGGTTTACACTGAGTTGACCTCCATGCTTTTGAGCAAGTGCTTGCAATCCCGCCACTTCCTTGTTGGACATGTGGACGAGAGTGGAGTCTGGGCCACGCCCTTTTTGGGCAAGATGGTTTGCAACAAGTTGGAGGCTCATGTTTTTACCTTTAGTACGTTACCGGCGGTCGTGTCATAGTAGATGTCCCCGACCCGCAAATTGGATAAGTCCGCTTGCGTTGGCAGGCTTGGAACCGTTGATGTGCCTGTAGGTGGGGCGCTCAAAGCTGCAACAACATCCGTCCCATTCCGCTGGGTACTGACAGCTATTGGCCCAGCATTATCCAACTGGTTGAAGTATAGCGAAATAACCCGAAAAATGCCGTTGAAAGCTGTTGCGTCATACATAACCGGCACTGCTGGAATTCGGGGAGCAACTACGTTTTTTTGGCTCATGTTTATCTCCTGCCGTCTGCTCGGATGTCAATACGAGGAGCGCCAAGCTGCCACTGCGTGCCGAGCGTGTTGGAGGTGAGCTTCATCTGCATCTGGCGACCACGGACACGGATGTAAATCTGCCCGGTGTACTCATCTACGTTAATAACCGACGGGGCTGAACCTGAGTAATTAACCGCAGCATTGCCAGTCTGCGTAATGCCCGAGCCGGAGTTGTTAAGCCCTTGCAGATACATAGTCACTGAAGGCGTAGTTCCCTCGGTAGACCCACGGAATGTCAAGTCAGGCAGCATCCGATACACAAACGCAAAATTGTGTCCATCTCCAATATCAAATTGAGCGGAGGTAATAGAAGCCTCAATAGGAGTTAATGTTCCAGTTGTTCCGTCATCAACACCAAACTCATGGTAAACGAGATTGTTCACGTAAGTAGCTGCAATTGGATAGTCCCGTAGAGCGGTATCCAACCATGCTGTACGGGCCATTGAGCCGTAGTACCACAGGTCTTCTGCGTAGTTATAGATAACGTATTTATCGACAGTTGTGCTTCCTTGTGAGCAGTAGAACCACCAAACCTCATTGAAGCCTTCATTCGTGCCAGAAAACACTTGGTCAAATTGGGTGCGGTTAATGTCGCTGTAGATGTACTGGCGCAGGTCGCAGCGCAGGGTTTGCACCCGTCCATCGTATTTGTAGAACTTGTCTTTCCCCATCCAATAGGAAACACCACTAGCGTAAGACGCAGCGTTCATGCTGGCAATTGAGATGTTGTCCGACAGAAGCTGGTTACCCCACACATAGGGGGGCCCGAGGTACTGCAACGAGTACAGCGCAGCGTCAGTCCACACCAAAACTTCTTGACGGCTCTGGAGCACTGAGACAATTAGGGAGCCATGCGAAAGCTGGATTTCACCCGCTTGGTTGGTTACCGCCGGAGCCCACTCAACTACGCTCTCTTGGTTTGACCACCGAATAGTCATGGGGTCATAGGTCGTGCTGCCGTATGGGTTGGCCCCGAAGCACATAGTGAAGCGGCTGGAGTCCGACACCAAAATGGTATTCTGCTGGATGGGCACGCTAGAAGCCCCAGCCAAATCTTCAACTGCAATACCCCGCGCAGACAGACTATGAATGCCAGACCCTGCGCTGGTAGTGTCAATGAATGTCCCACTCGAATAGTCCACATAGGTTGCGGACAGCTTGAAGGTGTTGTCAAGAGTGCTCTTGGTAACAAAATACCGCGTATACGGTTTCAACGGAACTGGCAATGCTCCAGTGGTCTGGAACATGATGGCTGTTCCACTGATGATGGGTGTGGTGGTATTTGCAGTAAGCGTGCAAACAGCCGGTGTGGCGGGGCCGGTAATAGTAATGGTCGTAGGAATTGCCAAGTTGACTGCCGGTGTTGCGTTCCAGTAGTACAGTTTGCCCAACTTGGGGCCAAACACCAAGTTCTGTCCAAAGTTCCACTGCGACCAGATTGCTAAAGTAGCAGTGCTGGCATAACCCAATCCGCCCCAACTTTCAGGAAGCCAAGCGTTACCGCCCCAACCAGAAAACGTAGTATTCGCAGCCGAACCAATATGCAATAGGTAGGACGCAAATACCGCCGTGCCGCCGCCTGCACCGGAGTAAGTTAGCCCGGTGGGCGTTCCCGCTGTGGTTGTAACACCCGCACCACCCACAGTAGTGGATAGAGTAAATGTTGTTGAGCCGTTAGTGGCAACAATGTAGTACTTAGTTGGGCTTGTGTACCCAGAAATAGAGCCCGTACCACCATAGGTTCCACTGATTGTTACCGACTGCCCAACTACCAAAGTGTAAGTTGAAGCAGTACAACTAAACTGCCCCGCCGTACCCGTAATAGCTACACCTGATAGCGTTGTTGCACCAGAAGCAGTGGTAGCCGATGTAATGGTATAGGTCGTACTAGTCGGCACAGTCTTGACTTCGTACTCTCCATTGATGGTCACCCCGTTGAATGTAGATGCACCAGAGAAAATTACAAAGTCCCCCACTTGTGGGCTGTAATAGGGGTCAGTTACGGTTACTGTGGCTGACCCACTCACGGTGGTAAATGGTGCTGCACCCAATGTGCTGGTTGTGTAAATGGGGGTGATGTCGTAGTACGCCCCAGTTGCTTCAATATAAAACTTATCACTTGTACCAACGCCAAGCAAGTTTGCGCCCGTCAGGGTAGTCCAATTCCACAATGAACGGCACACACCCGTGTAGGTATTAGGGGAGATTTGTATCCAGCCACCAAGTTTCTCAGGCGTGCCTTGGCGGAAACGAATCTTTTCAGACTCGTAGTACCCGCCCTCATTGGTGTATCGGGTGTTCTCCCTGTTTACACCGGGCTTGAGGATGACTTTTTTTAGTGGCATATCAAGCTAACATTGATTCCGCAGTGTCTTGTACATGGTCTACACGGGCCAGCCATCCCTTGAGAAACTTCTGCTGTGACGGGTTGCTCGTGGCAAGGCCATTGTAGAAGCGTTCTTTTTGGTCGGCAAAGTTGTTCAGCAAAATGGTGGGGTGAGTCTTGGAGACCAAACCCAGAGTGCCAGAGCCAATCACGCCGTCATCCACCGCGCCGACGGAGCGTTGCAGAAACTTGGCTGCGCGTCCAACTCCAGCATTCACTGCAAAATCAAACACTGCGTAGTCCACGCCGGGGGGTAGGTCATCACCTTTGACCTTGTCCCAGTACATCTGCTTGTAGAATGGCTTGACTGTGTCTTTTGTCAAGGCCTTCATTTCGCCCGGCTGGATGGCACGACCCAAGTAAGCACCCCAAGCGCCAATAGTCACGCCAAGGTTTGTTTCCCCTCCAGCGTCATCCTTATCCCAGACGTATCCACCCTCGGACTGAATGACCTTGGCAAAGCAGGTATCAAAGTTTTCTTTCATTTGATTGGCGTTGAGTTATGGATCATTTCGTCTTTGCGCTGACTTCCAGCAGACGAGCCAAAATAGAAATTGACCACCTGTTCGGCCTTTGCAGACAGGTAGCCAATCAAAGTGCCAGCCAGTACGGAATCAATAACGGCAAAACCGCCCAGCGTTGCTATCACCACGCCGATAAACGCACTGACAATCAGGATTGCCAGCGATGGCACAAGCATGGATTTGGTTGCAATCTGCATTTCACGCGCAGATTTTCTGTCTTCTACAACCAACCTAGCAAAATCCAATCCCATCGACTGCGCTTGTTTTTTAAGTTCCAGTTCCGCAAGTTGAATTGCTGCGACTTGCTCAGATGTCAACTTGCCGCTGCTGATAACGTCTTGCACTTGCTCAGGTTCAACACCAATTGCTTTAGCAAGAGCTGCTACACCCATACCAGCAAGCGGTCCAGCCAAGCATGTTGCAATCGTAGGTGCAAGTGTCTTAAGCCATTCCATTTTTGTCTCCTACTGAAATTTCGTCCATATGGGAGCCAACCTTCAAGCCGGACAGCCACCCAATCAGGCCACCGACGATTGTCTGGAATGCAGGGCCGATGATCTCGAAAATCTTGGTGTTGTCCACTTCCTTGACAAACAAGCCATGAACGAGCGCACCAATAAGCACCACGACTACAGAGCAAAGAGTGGCGGTCACCATCATGGTCACCCAGTAAATCAGCTTGTCTTTCGCGTCCATCACTTTGCCCTTTCGTACAACTGCTCAATTCTTGAGCGGATTTTAATGCTGTCGGCGTTACCTAGTATGCCCCCTAAATTGGAATAAAGCAGCGTTAACTGCTCTTTGGTGCACACCGGCCCTGACGTTTCCAACCAATCCCAAACTCTATCTGCACGCTCTTTGGGGTCATGGCTTGAGTACCCAATGCTTACAAACTCACTGACGCTGCACTCTCGCTTAACCGTGGCCCCGTAGACCAGCGACAAGATGAAGAGTGGTATGAGCCAGCGCACATTGGGTTTACTCGTAAAGAATATTGATGGAGCCAGCGGTAAAAGTGTCTGTGCCGTTTACTGTGGTGATTCGGACTCTGTCAAGAGTGTCAGAAAGAGTTTTACTTCCCGCTGATGTTAGAGTCAATGTAGTTGCATTTTCAGCTAGTAATCCAGAAGCAACCCACTTGTTACTTCCAAGAGTACATATAGATATTGCGCCTTGAAGTAAATCCGCTGATACAATACTGTTAATGTTGTAACCAACAGTAGAGCCAGCAGTACTTACCCCGCCCCCAGTCAGTCGAGATGATGTTGACAAATATGACGTAGTTTCAACACCCCCAGAATCTCCAATTTGGATTAGTTTTACAGAAGTTCCTGATGTACTAACTCCACTGAACATTACCGTGATGCGCTTTACCCAAGATGGAATGCTGGTGAAATCAATACTGGTTCCGCTGGTAGACGCAACCGTTGTGCCAGAGGTAATGACGCTAGAAGCCATTGAGCTCATGGATGCGCCAGTAATTGTTGGGCTAGTTAGTGTTTTGTTGGTCAGCGTCTGGGTGTCAGTCGTACCGACCACAGCACCGGCAGGGTTGCCAACGCCGCCTGCGGGGAATGTAACCCCAGATGTTCCGTTAATTGTAGTTGCCATAGTGCTTACTCGTAAAGAATGTTGATGGAGCCAAGGTCAAAGGTGTCAGTGCCGCCCGCAGTAGTGATTACTACTCGGTCAAGAGTGCCTGACAGTGCAACAGCGCCCGCGCCCCCTTGCATGATTGACGTATCAGATAAACCAACAGACGCAGTAAAAGCCCATGAATTTCCACCAATAGCGCACAGTTGCGCCATCCCATTACGGACATAGGTTGCTGCGCTCACATTGGATATGTAAAACCCAACACCGTTTTGGATAGTGCCCATTGATGCACCGCTGGCTGCGCCATAACCAACACCCAAGTATCCAGAAGTTAAAACGCTTCCCGCACCTACTTGCACTATTAAAACCGATGTTCCGCTTGTACTCACACCATTAAACATCACCGTAATACGCTTAACCCAGCTAGGGATACTGCTGAACGTGATGCTTGTTCCGCTAGTGCTGGCTTGTGATGTGCCACTGACTATTTGCGAACCCGTACCCGGCACGGTGACTGTGGGATACCAGCTAGTGCTTGCCAAACGATAAACGTAAGACACGCCCGTTTTGGCGGGTAGGAAGGTGACCGCGCCAACTACCGACTGCCCGGTATTGCCGTTTAGCGTGAGCGCTGTAATTTGCTGGCTGCTGCTGAATGTGATAACCATGCCGTCCGATGGCGAAGCAGGCATTGTGATAGTGCCGGTTGCCAGCGTGCCAGCAGGGTTCATCACCAGCGTCTGAGTGCCAGCGGCGAAGGTGTAGCTAAACCCCGTCGTTGAGACTTGGTAGTCATAGGCTTGGAGCAGCCCGTTTGTGCCTGATATTACAGCGGTCATGGGTTACACCTTTGGATATTTGGCTTTGACTGCTTGGCAGTCGGCGATGTACTTGTCAATCTGCGCTTGGTCACCCTTTACA